CCGGGTGTGGGCGGTCGAGAACAGGGCCAAGCCGTCGAACCCCGCGGCGGCGAAGCCGTCATCATCCGTCGTGCCGAAGCCGTTGTTGAAAATGAGGGCGGCTTTGACTTCCTGGAGGTCGATGGCCGACTTGATCAGCGCCCGCTCGTACTTATCGACCTGCCCGTAGAGCTCGTGATCGACCATTTCCTGGGTGATCTTGTAGCCGAGCCCAAAGCGGACGGGGGTGTATTCGACCGTCTGCACGGCCAATGGATCGTCGTAGATGATCGCTTCGCCCTCGGGTTTCAGGCGGAGCGGCCCGAAGTCCCCGGTCTTCGCATCCGTCACCGTGCGCTTGCGCGTGGTGCGGGTATTGACGAAGGCCGAATACTCGATTGGCCGGGCGGGAAACGCCTCATGCCAAATGTTCGAGAGCTTGGGCTCCAGGAAGACGAGATACTGCGAGCGGGTAATCATTGAGCCCCCTTAGACCGCGTAGGTCACGGACGAGGTGGAGTAGAATGCCACGCTGTCCATGTTGAACGCGATCTCGACGCGCGACAGGTCGGAGTCGATCAGTGAGACCACGGCGGCGATGGAGGAGAAGTTCGAGGCATGTCCCATCACCGTGGAGGCGTAGGACATCAGATTGCCCTGCTTGTAGACGAGGATGCGCTTGCCGATAGACATCGCGGACTGCGTGACGCCAGTTGTGAGATCGGAGTAGGCCGTGCAGTTGGGGGCGGGGATATAGACCGCCACCTTTTTCACGCCGCCCAACGTCTGCGATCCAGTCGAGGCCGAGACCGCGATCCCAACCACCGTCGAATCGGTCGAGGCGTACTCGCGCAGTTGATAGGCGGCGTTGAAATTGACGAGGGACCCTTTGGCATAGGTCGCCGTACTCAGGGTCTCAAACCACCGGGTTGCCCAATCGCCCCGGGCGGGAACCAAACCTAGTCCTGGCATAGCAGAGCCTCCCTCACTTCTCGACCTTCGGTTTCGGATTCAGTTCCGCGCGAACGCGGTGACCGACTTCCTTCTGAATGAACGGTGCGGCCCCGCTGGCCCGCTGGCCCCCGACGGCTTCCAGGGCGGCTTCGAAGCCCGCCTCGGCGCCCTTGGTGGCGCTTTCGGTGCGGGCCCGCTTGGCGAATTCGTTTCTCGCGACCCGTTGGGCGGTGGCGACCATCAGGACCACATCGCCTTGCTGAATGGTCCCATCGGCGGCGTACCGGGCGCCCGCCGGCAGATCCGGCAAGAGCTTGCCCTCCCCCACCTCGTCCTTGGTCACCGCCTTGTAGCCGCGGTTCCCGGCGCGAATGACCTTCCGGCTATCGGCCTCGCCCTTCTTGTTCTGATTCCGCGCCCACCGAAAGTTGACGGGCAGGGTCGGGACTTCACTGGCCCGGCGCCGGCCTTGCAGAACCTCGACGATGGCCTTGTCCCGCGCGAAGCGGAGCTCGGAAAAGCCCGGGACATAGGTCAAATCCTGGTTCATCCCGGACTGCTCGTGAAACTCCGGGCTCTCTTTCAGTTCCCCAAACTCTGGGGGCGGCTCGGAAAAGATGATCGGCACCTTCATTTGGAATGCCTCACGTAGTTGACATCCGCGATCGCATCGGTCACGAGCCCCTTGCCGAATTGCTGGAAAAAGTCCTCGGGGGTCGTATCGGTGTTCCGGCAAAACTCCCAGAGTTCGTTTTCCGTGATCCCCACCGCCGCGGCATGGACGCGCCACGCTTGTGGGGTTTTCTCCAGCATCGAACCAACGGTCTCTTGGAGTGGGGAATCGGCAGTCGAGCCAGCGCGGCCAGTCGAGCGCATCGTCGAGTGCATGGTCGATTCGAGCGCGCGTACCCTTTCGGAGGCGATCTCATCGACGTGACTTCCTTTTACCATGGTAACTGCTTTTTCGATTACGTCAAGGGTCCAGTTTCGCCGGGGGACCGACTGGAGGACCCCAATGATCTCCGGCTCGTACTTTTTGAAGATGTCCGGCTGCTCCCGTTTGGCGATGTTGTAGCTCACTGTGGCTTGCTGATCGGCCACCTGCTGGAGCCACGGGGACACTTGGTCGAGGGCTTGGCGCTGCGCCTGCTTCAGGTGTCCCGCCGTCACATACTCATCATCCGCCGCGGGAGGCAGGTCTTGGGGCGCGGATGGTTGCGTAGCGCCGCGACCAACGGAATCCACGATGCTGGAGAGGAGTTGCGCGGCATCAGAGGCCGTCTTGCCCCGGAGATACTGGGGCACCGTATCATTGTCGGGATATCGATATTCAGGAGCCACCATATTGGCGAGCTCCGAGCCGCTGGTAGGCGTCCCAGAAGGGGGTGTTGGCGAAGACGGCGCGGGCGTCGGGGGTGTCGGGGGATTTTGCGGTGTGTCGGGCATCGAGTTCTCTCAGTTTGAGGGTGAGATCGCCTGGTAATGCAGCAATTTGCTCCAGGGCAAAGCAAACACCACATTGAAACATGTACGCATCCGGCGGCAAGCCCCGGAGAATCGCCGTGAGGTTATTCTCATACAGGTGCTCCAAGGCCGCCAAGTAATGCTTGTAGGGGATCGCCTCCGTTAGACTCTGGATTTGCTCCAGGTGCTCCCGGCTGACCCCCAGCGGCAGTTGCTTGCTGTCCGGCTTGCTCGACGGCGGCAGCCGTCTGATCCGTGAATCCCAGAATCTCTTCAGGATTCCGCACGTCATATTGCTCCAGGAGGCGTTGGAAGAGTTCGGACAGGCCTTTGGCGCTGTCCAATGCCACGGTGGCAATCGGTGTCCCCGCCCCTTGCTGGGCGAGCGAGACCGCTTGAATGAATTGCGGATATAGGGTCCCGGCAAGTTGCAGGAGCCCCATATAGGCCTGGCGTTCGACTTCCTTATTCGCACTTCCCGAGGTCGCGGTGATCGAGACCCCGATGCCCATGGCCGCGTCTTCCATCGGCGTGGCAAGTTTCTGGAAGACTTCCTGCCCTTCGGGCATCCCCAAGGTCTTCGCGACTAAGCCGAGGAGTTGCTGGCCCCCGACATTCACGGGCCCCGAGGCGTATTGCTGGACGAGTTGCACAATCCGGAGGCCCACCGTCGAGAGCCCTTGATACCGGAGGCCCTTGATCGTCAAATCGGGGCGGCGGTTCCCCTCTTGGAGGAGTGAGAGCATTGTGGTCGCGGGCGTCCGGCCCGGGAGTTCTTGGATATTCCCAAGCTGGATATCCGAAATGCCAGTGCGGCGCTCCCCGAGAGCCTGAACATTACTCTGGAGCAACGGCAAGCTCTGGTAAATATCGGCCATCGGGAAGACGCCGAAGCTTTTCTGCACATCGTCATCGACGATCCACACTTTGTTGGGATAGAACGGTTCGCCCGGGGCGATGTTCGACCCGGATTTCGCGACGACCATCCGCGAATTGGCGAGGAGCACGTTGTCCCAGTTGAAATTGAAGAGGTCCGAGGCCATGGCCTGGAAGACTTCTTTTTGCTGGCAGACGCCGATGCCGTAAAACCCCTCGCCCGGGAAATAGCGGACGACTTCATAGGGCCGTTGCCCGTGGGTGTAGGGGTTGTACATCCCGCGGAGGATGCGCCGGGTGGGTTGATGGAACCAGACGACACAATCCTCTTCGCCCGCGTCCGATTTCGTGCCGTAGCGCGCGTGGATTTCCCACAGTTCGATTTCGCGATTGGTCCGCGTCCCGCCGCCCCCCGTCTGTCCCTGCATCTGCGTCGAGGATTTGTCCCACTGCTGGCTTTCTGAGGAGGGCAATTTCGCCCCCCCGACTTCGCGTTCCGCTTTTCGCACGTACTCGTCGTAATCGGTGGCCCCCGATTCCTCGAACTTGATGATCAAGTCGAGGGTGGCTTTTTCGACCGGCGGCAAGAGGGGACTCGACGCATTGGCCCAGCGGCGGAGCTGGGCGGGGGTCATGCGGTGGCGCTCTCCGACCCAGGGCGCCCCGCCTTGGGCGTCGGGCTGGATCGCATAACTGTAGGCGGGGATGACCCAATCGGCGAGCCGGACATGATCGACGAACGGGACGCCGCGAATCTTCTCTGCTTTCACCACCCGCCCCGCGTCGTCATAGACCAGCGTCGGATAGCGCTGGT